CTAACCCCGCAATACATACATGCGATTGTTTTGTTACTACCCCCCGTCTAAAAAAATACAGCGCTTACTCTCTGGTATAGAGGTAGGGGTTTAAACAAATCGAGTGAAATTTTGAAAGTAGTCTTGACACTGATTAAAAACACTTGGACAATAGAGCACCTGTTTTAAGACAGTGACTAGTATATCTTCTTAGTATAGCTATTAGGCTCTATTAAGCAAGGCTCTACTAATCTCTTATAGCTATATATAGATAGGGGGTGTCCCAACTAACGCAAACCTTTATATAGCCAATTGCACTTAGGGATTACAGTGAACAAATATGGATAACGATACAGCCCGAAAAATCGAAGCTCTACGCAAATTGCTAGAAGAGTTTCCAGAAGCTACCCTCTGTATAGACAGTGAGGCAGCCCCAAAAGTCATTATTGGTAATGACCCCGGAGATGAAACAGAGCCTGATGGCTTTCATGGACGCTCTTATGCTGCTTATTTAGCAGATGTTGAAAAATATTGCCAATGTGAAGAAGTAAAAACCTATGGTATGGTGTGTGTTACATGTGGTAGACCTTATCAAATGAAAACTACATTTACTGTGAATGGTTCTGCTGGTGTTTGGGGTGAGCATGAGTAGATGGCATCCTAATGCAGACATGAAAGACAAGATAAAGTTCGAATGTAAGATGATTTCGGACCTTTTATGTCAAAAAAACGAGTCATATGGTGATTCTGCTTGTTCACCAATCAAAATATTTAGTAAATTAGAGTCAGATGACGCTATTTGTGCTAGAATTGATGATAAACTGTCTAGAATTGCTAATCGTGGTCTAAATGGTGATACGGAGGATACCCTATTTGACCTAATTGGGTACTTGGTATTACTACAAATATCAAGAAAGGACCAAGTTAAACTAAAAACTAAGGAAATAGACCTACATGGGGTGGGATGTTGAGCGAAAAAGAGAAATGGGAACCAAGTTTTATGCGTTTGTCTCCCTCCAAGATAAATACTTACATGAAATGTCCTCGCGAGTTCTATTATAAGTACATTGCGAAGATTCCAGAAAAGAAAACAATACACTTATTCCGTGGTTCACTCGTTCATGCAGTGTTAGAAGACTTATTTAAGAAACAATTTAAGTCTTTTAAAGCATGGGAAGAGGGAAAACCATCAGAATGGATGCAGGAACAGTTCGAAACACGTTGGGCCGAAGATATAGATAGTAAAGGGTGGCTCTGGGAATTACATTCCGACGAAGAGATGGCAGCTATGAAGGTAGAAACAGGAGATTTATTACAAAATTTCGTAACTTCTGTCAATAAAAAGCTGAATGAGATGGTCGATTGGAAGATTTATAAGTCTAAATGGCAAGCGTGGAACTGTGTAGCACCAAAATATGCCGAAAAATGGGTAAAATCACACGATTATGCTATTATAGGTATAGTGGATGCTGTCTGTAACGATTTTGATGGTGGAACCACACTATTAGATTACAAGACATCCAAGCGATATGGACCTTATTTACCAGAGGATTACTACAGACAGCTAATAATTTACGCATTTTTATACACTTTAGAGATGGGAGAGATGCCAAAATTTGTAGGAGTTAGTTATTTACGCTTTGATGACACATTTTATGTCAAAGTTAACCAAGGAGTATTAGACGAGGCCAAAGAGTTAATCAAAATGGTACATGATTGTCTTAAAGAAAGGATGGAAGTTGAAGAGAATTATGAACAAAAACCTCAAAACCTATGTAAATGGTGTTCATTTTACAAAGGAAATGGTGGTACATGTGATGTACAGATACCTAAATGGAAACCAAAAGGTAAAACTTATAAGAAATCTACAGTAAAGAGTGAGAACTCGGTATTATCAGAAGAAGATTTTCTTGCATACACCGAAATACCAGAAGAAGAAGGTATGGTAAAGGGAAAAGTAGTGTGGGATGACTAATTTTGGACGTAAGCTTTATATACTAGGAGCATCTATGAAATATGCATGGCGCGCGACGATTATGGTGCCATCTCTGTGATTTCTGACGAGGAACGAGAAGCTTTAGGCTTAGGAGGTGGGTCCAGAAGACCAGATGATGAAGAAGAAGGGTTGTTTGAAACCCTTGGTAAAGCTGGTGATAAATTAGGTGAGACTAAGTTAGGTCAAAAAATAGGTTCTATCCTCACAGTATTAATTTTAGCCATGTTCGGTAGTGGTACTGCCGACTTGAGTATGTTAGAAGACATTTTTGGAGGGGAAGATGAACCCATGTTAAAGGGTGGATGCATGGACCCAACCGCTATAAACTACAAACCGGATGCAGATTTTGATAACGGCAGTTGTGCTTTTCCCCCTCCTGTAATATATGGTTGTATGGATTCAAATGCTTTGAATTATAACCCCCAAGCTACCCATAGTAACAACCAATGTAGTTATCCACCAAACCAAAATGGGACAAACAATGACACAGCAACCAACGAAACTGTGTATGGTTGTATGGATATAGACGCAAACAACTTTAATGATAGAGCAACTGAAGATGATGGTAGTTGCGATTACGAAAATGAACAAAACCACTGCAATCACACCCAACTTACAGTATGGGATGGTTTAGATAATCAAGCAGTAGCATATATGAACGAAGGTAATTCTTCTAGAACAATAAATGTTAGTTATACTAGAGATGGACCTGATAGTTTAGATATATTTATTGATATGGATACTAATTGTAATGATTCTGAAGAACCATTGAGTGTGATAGTTTATTACGATATAGGACACATGTTCCCTTCTTTTGATGACAATGGTACATTCCAGTATTATATGTATGATAATTATACATATGATGATTATGAATTTGAAGTATATGGATGGGAAGGAGATGAGCATTGGTTATACGCTAATGTAACAGATGATACATTTAACAACCCATATGAGGGAGTATATTTCTTTTATGTTAGTATACAAGTAGATTGGAATAATACAGGTGAATATGAATATCTTGGTTATTTCACAAATTGGCCATCAACGTGGTCAGAAGGTTATGAATATAGTGAAGAGGATGGAATAAAGCTCGAGGAGGATGTATGAACAATGCAGGAGTTACTTACAAACATACTATTAATGTTGGCGATAACTATGGCATCATTAGCAGTTACATTAATTATTGTAATACTGTTAAAGGGAATAATGAGATTCATCCCAAAACTACCCTCTTTGAAACCGAAGAGGAAGATAGAGGTAAAAGAAAAAGAAACAAAACAGGAAAGGAGGACTGAAAGTATGAGTAAAGAATCAAAAACAGCAAGTGAAGGTATAACGTTTAACGACATTTTTATGTTTATGATTGCAGTACCATTAGTTTTACTCTGGGTTGGGTTTGCAGGGTTCGTTATACACACCGGACTTAATAACTCAGCTGTTCTTGAGAATATTGAAGCATATACAACTTTGATAGCTATATTAGGTGGGCCAGCCCTTCTAATTATCAAAGATGCTTTAGATGTATGGAAACAAGAACAAGCAGAGAAAACAGCATTTTATAAGATAAAGGCACAAGCAGTTATAGACTATAACGACGCAAGTCAGAGACAGGTACACGAACAAGAAACTAAACACCAAGAACAAATGCACTTAATCGAAAAGAACGAACAAGCGCATCATCATGGTACTAAACCTAAGTTAAGTACAAAAAAGAAATAGGTAATTTATAATGGAAGCCAGATACTGTAAACACTGTGGAAGTAAACTAAAACCTAGTGACACCGAAAGGTGCATGAAGTGTTTTTTAGAAGATGGTGGAAGAATTATGCAAACAAGGAGGAACTATTAATGGCAAATCTTTATGACAACATGAGAAAAGCAAAAAAGAAACGAAAACGCGGTAAGAAGACAGCAGGAGTCAAATCTAAGACTTATAATCAAATGAAAAATAAAACAGGACCTTTTAAGAAAAAGAAGACCGCCGCAAAGAAAAAAACTACAAGGAGAAAAAAATAATGCCCTACGGTAAAGGAACATACGGTAAAAAAGTTGGACGTCCAAAAAAGAAGAAGAAGAAAGGTAAAAAAGGGGTAATCTATTCTTGTTCCAGAGGTGGAGGTGTAATTCATGCCAGCTAAAAAGAAAGCTACCAAAAAACGAAAGAAAGGTAAAGCTATACGTAAAACAACCAAAGGTAAAGGAGCTAACTATCGTAAAACAAAATCTGGAGCTGGTATGACTAGAAAAGGAGTTAGAGCTTACAGAAGAGCTAATCCCGGTTCTAAACTTAAAACAGCAGTTACAGGTAAAGTTAAGAAAGGTAGTAAAGCTGCTAAAAGACGCAAATCTTATTGTGCTAGGTCAGCAGGACAGAAAAAGAGAAGTTCAGCTAAAACAAGAAACGACCCTAATTCAAGAATCAATCAAGCACGTAGAAGATGGAAGTGCTAAAGTAAGCTTTATATACTAGCACAACATATGTATTTTTGTGGCTCTCTAGCAGACCACGGAACCACAGAAATTAACGCATATCGCGTCTTCTGAGGGCCACACCCAGTTCTATATCTATAAAGACAGAAAGCTTTATATAGTGCCTTGCACTTATCATTTTACAAGGTGAATACCTATGGCAAACGAAACAAATAACAACACAGCAGCCAATGAGACAGCAGATGAGGGAAACGTCACTGCAATTATTGACACTGTAACCGAATCAGGTCTATTAGATACTATGATGGACGAACCATTACTTATGGCACTAGCTGCCGCAGTACTAGGTATGGGCGCATACATTGCTTATACTGTACCAGCTGTTAAATTGTTAGTCTTTAAATATGTAAAGAATAACGAAGCTGAGTTGATGGGACTATTAGATAAGAATCTAACTAAAGTACAAATGAAAGCTTTCGAGAAAATGGACGAAACTGCACAGAAACACGTTAAAGACTCATTAGTCAAGAATGTATTAATTACAGCTTGGGATGAAAAAGACGATGAACTTGCAGCATTAGTCAAATCTAAAGTTAAGGCCGCAATCGACGAATCCAAGTAATGGAAGTTGAGGACTATGAGAAGCGATTACGCGAGCGAGTAGGAGAAGCAGAATATGCTAGGCATAAAGAGCTTGTCCGCTTGCTGGCACGCAATCTCTGGCTTGAAAACGTGCTTTGGGAAGAAGTTACTTTACATATTCGGGACGTTAACTTACGAACAGAGCTCTTGCGACAGAGAAACTCTATTGTTAGGGATATTCACACTGAGTTTCGTGCTCTTAATATTGAAGTACCTACAGTAACAGAAACAAAATCAGAGGATTTTGCTTCACTTTTAGGAGAATTAGCCAATGAAGGCGATAGTGAACGAGACGAAAAAGTTTAATGCTGCAATATCAGGTGCTGGAGCACATGATTCAAGGGCATTAGAAGATATATTCGAAAAATGTAGACACGATGAGAAGAAAATGACGACTTTAGTTCGTGCATTTTGTGAAGCTTATCTTGTAGATAATCAAAACAGACCTCTTAAGATGCGACCACTACAAGAAAAGATTGTAGTTACAGCCCTCACTCACCCTGCAAATGGAAAACAGCGTAAAATGGCTATCTTGGCTCCACGGGGCTCGGGCAAATCCTATGCACTCTCTATTGCAGCTACTGTATATATGTTTTTTAAGAGATTTAGAGATTTAATATTTATCTTGGCTCCATCTGAGGACCAAGCTGCACTTATATTTAATTATATTTATAGGCATTTTGCTGATAATGCCTTTTTATCAGGCTTAGTTAAGAATTATAGATTTCACAATAAGCCTAACATAACACTTAAAGGGGGCACAGTTTTGCGTAGAGCTCCGGTAGCTGCATCTAACCAAGGGCAAGCTATACGTGGCCAGCACCCTACCTTCTTAATTGTGGATGAGAGTCCACTTATAGATGATAAATTATTCATTGACAATGTAGAGCCCTGTATTGTAGCGAACAAAGCACCCTTTATTAACTTGGGTACCCCGAAAAGTAAAGAAAATCATATGTGGCGTTATTTATATGACGATGCTTATGCAGATACGTTTACAAGATTAGTGTATACGTGGAGAGATGCTGTAAAGGCTGGTAGAGCCTATACGCCTCCATATACAGAAACAGAAATGCTTGACAAGATGATGGAGTGGGGTGAAGATTCAATATATTGGAGAACAGAATATGAGTGCGAGTTCGTCGAGTCGGTCTCGAACATCTTCAATCCAGAAGCTATCAAAGCATGTAGAGTACGAGGAACCACTTTCGCGGATAGAGGAAAAGTTTATCCGAATTGTACTGTGGCCGTGGATATTGGCAAATCCGTTAATAGTACTGTTATTAGCGTTTGGGCCGTCGAGAAGTCAGCAGATGGAAATATTGCGCGTCTTATATCATTGGAAGAAATTAACCCTAGAACGGGTGGACATGACATTCCATATCAACGACAACGTATCATTGACACTGCTAGAGATTTTGGGGCTGAGCGTATTATTATTGACGCTACTGGTATTGGTGGTGCGATTGAGCAAGACATAAGGAAAGCCTGTTATGAAGATGGAAGACATTTTATACCTTTCGTTTTCACTGGAGGCCCAAAGGGTAGTAAAACCCAAGCATATAGAGATTATGTATCATACATACAACAAGGTATAGTAAAAATACCACACCCTAGTGACTTAGAACCACAAGATGCTAAATTAGTTAATAAGTGGATAAGAGAGCACTGTGAGTTAGAATATGTTATGGATGCAGCTAATAAAACTGAACGAATAGCTGCTCCAGATGGTAAACATGATGATTATTGTGACAGTTCGGTTATGGGTATACATGCCTGTCTATCTATGTCACCAGCAAGTGCAACTTTTGCTAGTGCTAATGTAAGTGGAAACACAACTAGGCGTAGTGTAAATACTGACGTACCTTCTATATTTAGGACTGGAAAGAGTAGAAATACCCTAAATAAACGTATACCCGGAGGATTATGAGCGAAAGCTTTATATACTCTGTTTATATAATAGGAATTGATAGCTATGGCTCTACGTGATTATTTGCCTTGGAATAGGCGTAAATTTGCGTCGGTGGGGTCTAACCCACCATTTGCAGCAAATGAACCCCGCGACTTCGGTGCTGGCGTTATAAAACGCATTCAGCTCCAAAAAAACGGTGGAATGTTTGGCTCTGCATACGAAAAGCAAATAGGAGACGCAAGAACGTACATGAATGTGTACCTAGCTGACCCTATTGTTAAGACGCTTATTGACTTACCGTGTTTATATGCGGCCAAGGATGGTTACGATATAGTAACCGATAATGACGAAGAACGCCAAGCTATCACTAAATTATTTGATGAAATAAATATTGAACAACTATTATATGGTTGGTTAAGAAATGGACGTATTTTTGGAACATCATATCTAGAATGGACTGGAGACAACCTAATATTGAGGTCTTCTATCAATATGAACGTACAAAGAGCCGTTAATGGTCAAATAATGCATTATTACCAAGATTTAGGCGACGACAAAAATTCTGTGAGGTTTGAAGAAGATGAAATTATCGAATATAAAAATAACACCTTCGATGATTTCGCTTATGGTCTTTCTGACATCCATCCAATTCTTTATTTGGTTGACCTTAAAGATTATGCAGAACGGGATATCGGAGCTGCTCTCAATAAATACGCTAATAGTCGGTTTGATATTAGCTGCGGACTTCCCGATATGCCTTATAATGCTGACAAAATTAATGAGGTGGTGGATGCCTTCAACGGATTAGAACCCGGTGAAGATATTATACATGGTAATGATATTACAGTTAAAGAATTACAAGGTACACAACGAGCTTTTGAATATGGTAAGTACACAGACGATATATTAAAGAAGATACATATAGCTTTAAAGGTACCAGTTACAATGTGGGAAAAGCCAGAACAGGCAAGACCTATTTTTGAACCATATGTTAAACATTTACAATCAGCAATAGAATCTGCTCTTAATTCACAATTAATGCCACAATTAGAAAGTGGTGAAGCAAGATTCAAGTTTAGACAAATCAACGTAGATGATGCATTTGTTAAAGCAAAGACTGATATGGTATATCTTTCAGAGGGAGTTCTTTCGCCCGGTGAAGTTAGGATGGAACGTGGTTTGAACCCAGATGGAATATCTGAGATACAAGATACAGCAGAGAATGCAAATCTATCTGGTGGAAAAGACCAAGATAAGAAAGAAGAGTCCGCAAGGACAGAAAACAGGGATGGTAATAAACCATCCGCAAATACAACGGGGGATAGAAAAGATGAGTAAAGATTATGCCTATGAGCATTGTTTACTAGAAACAGCGCCACGACTAAAAAAGCGTGGCCACGAGAACTACCAAGAACTTGCGTCTAATTTATGTAGAATGCGAGTTGACACAATGCCAGATGAAGAAGCTGGCCGACAATTTGCAAGTAACGACGGTACCTCAGAAGGTACTAGACGTTCTTTTGCTATGGAAGTGTTTGGAGATGTAGCTCTTGTTGACGATTATCATGAATTTCCGGTCATTGCAATAACATCAGGCCCCCACGATGAAGAAGGTGACCAAAAGGTTTATATAGAACCTAGTATTCTAAAAGATAATATAGAAGCTTTTAACGAGCTACCAGTTTACTTTAACCATCAACGTACCCCCGACGATTTGTTGGGCATGGCTATCAACCCGGAATACGTAGAATTAGAAGATGGTTTACAAGCTGTGAAGCTTATGGCACGCATCCACAAAGATGCACAAAAAGCAAATGAAGTGTTAGAGAAAATAGAAAATGGCGATATGACTCATGTCAGTATTGATTGGCTTTCCAAGGATGTTGACGTCTTAGGAGAACCATTTGCAACAGACATTCGTCCTGTCGAGGTGAGTTTCATTGATAATGAGACTCGTACTCCTGTGTGTGACGCATGTACAATCGAAACGAAATGTGAAGAGAATGAAGGAGAGTCTTGCTCCTGTGGAGGAGACGACAAACAAGCTTGTACCTGTGAACACGGGTCAACTAGCGAGGTAACTATGACAGAAGAAGTAATAGAAACTAAAAACGAGAATCCTATAGTAGAGCGTGAATTCGCAGCTATGAAGGATAAACTCGCAGAGATGGAATCTGTCCTTGCAGAGAAATCTTCAGCGCATGAAGAAGCTCTCGCCACCATCGCCAAGTTTGAGGAAGCAGAAGAAGCTAGAAAAGCAGAGCTTGCAAAAGCACGCGTTTCTGGATTCGTTGATGCAATTATCAATAAGGAAGCACTCCTCGGAAAGGTGAATGACGAGACTAAAGAACAGCGTATGAAAGAACTTAACGCATGGGATGAGATTAAGCTAGAAGGATTCAGTATGGCTATGGATAATATGCCTGTCCCAGAAGAAACCGAAAGGACTTTTGGAAAAGGTAAATCTGTAGAGGCTGAAGCAAAACCAGTTGAAGAAACACCAGAAACATCACGAATGTTCGCGATGAAAGATGGTCAAATAGTATTCAACAGGCAAGAAGAAAATAAGGAAGAATAAATATGGCAGTAACAAAAGCAGTATTAGTAAATGATGGTGGAGCACCTGCTCGAATCATCAATTTCGAAGCTAGTCAAGCTATTACCGCAGGTTCAGCTATTGAAATCGCTTCCACTGGTAAATGTCTAATGGCAGATACTGACGGCGTCCGCGTCGCTGGTTTCGCATTAGTAGACGCAGCATCTGGTGACATGTGCTCTGTCGTAACTGGTAGTGGAGTTGTTTTGATGGCTAATGTTGACGGTGACAGTGTTGATGTCGCAATAGGAGATTTCTTGGAAGTAGGCGAAAATGGCACACTTATCAAGCAAGCTTCTATGGCAGACAAGACAACTGTTGCAATTGCTCTCGAAGCAAACACCGCAGCACCAGCATCTGGTTCACTATTCAAGGTATTGGTTAAATAAGGAGAATATGAAATATGGTAACAGCTAAAGAAGGTCTAGCAACTTCACAATTGTCAAGCGTAGCAAACCGCGTACTCGTTGATTACAAAGACGCACTTCAGGATTATAGAATCACTGATATGCCTGTAATTAACATGTTCGCAGAGCGTTTTACGACTGACACTGGTGGAGATGTAGACATAAGTTTTATGAAGCCTAGCATGAAGCTAGAGCAGATAGAAGAAGGCGCAACGCCTAAGTACCAACACACTGACCTCAGAAATGAGAGAATCAGCGTGAAGGAATGGGGTATTGCAGTCGGAGTAACCCGTAGAATGTTAGAAGACTCAAGATTTTCAGAAATGGAAATGGCTCTTAACGAGGCTCGCAGAGCAGTTGACAGACACGTTACGGAACACTTTGTTAAAACAGTATTCGGTCTTGCAGACACTACTTTCGGAACAGGAATTAGTGGAAGCAGCATCGTTGCAACAACTGACGAAAGCGCAATCACAGTTTTCGCTAACAACTCACACGGTGGTTTCTTTGGAGACAACACCTCAAGTGCGTTAGCAGACTCTGAGAGATTATCAGAATATGGAATTTATTCCAAATCTGATTTGGCTGGTCTTGGTGGGCACTATCAAGTGTCATCCGCAGGAGCAGGCGCTGGAGATACATCAGATATTGGTCTAGCAGATTTGACCCTTGCTATCGAGTTAATCGGTGCAAAAGGTCTTAACGCAGACACTGTTTTGATATCACCATCTCACTACAAAGATTTACTTAACCTTGCAGACTTCACTGCACCTTTCTCTGGAAGCGGCGACGCCCAGAAAGGTGGATTGAACTATGTTAACAACACAGCAGAGTCTGGTGTTGTAGGACAACTTTACGGTCTTAACGTAATAGTTAACTCTTACATCCCATCCTCACGCTTCGGTGTTTTTGACATGTCTGTAAAACCAGTAGCTTATGTAGAGAGACGTGGCCTAACTGTCGAAGAAGCAAATCCCGGTTTTGGAATAACTGGTTCATACATGTCTATGAGATATGGATTGAAAGTTATTCGTCCAGAAGCTGGTGTTATCTTCATCGGGTCTTAGATAGGTTCATAACTTACTAATTTAGTCGCTTGGCTAGTGCGGCAAACAAAACTAGCCACCAACCCCACAAAGGAAATATATGCCAGTCTCAAAATCAAAACAAGGAAAACCATTAGGCGGAATGGGAGCAGAACGCCAAACAACCAGAGGACACTCTTTAATTTTAGACGATAGGTTAATGTCTAAACAATACATTCAATCTAAACTTGATGATAGAGTATCCGATGAAGCATTTGGAGCATCATGGGCTGACGTATCTAACGTAGCACCTTCTAAGGGTGCACTTAATGATAAATTTAATGCTTTAAGTGTAACTACTTCTGCGTGGACTCAAGAATCTAGTAGTGCTACAGATTCAAAAACAAGAACCTTCGATTCAGGAAATGTAGGTATAGGTTCAACATTAGCATATAACAACATTACAGAAAAACTAACAGTAGATGGAAATATAAAATCTATTGGTGATATACTTGTAGGAGATGACCTTTCTTTAACATCAGATTCCTCAGTATTTAACATGGGAGTAGGTAATGATTTTACAATTACACATGATGGTACTACAGGTGCCACAATTGCAGGAAACCCACTAACATTAGATTCAGCAGGTGATATAACACTTGATGCAGATGGTGGTGACGTTTTCTTTAAAGATGGAGGTACTACTTTTGGTAGTGCAACAAATACAGGTGGAAACTTAATTGTTAAATCTGGAACAACTACAGCATTAACTTTTAGTGGTGCAAACACTACAACATCAGGTAACCTAACAGTTACTGGTGACACTACTATAACTGGTAATCTAACAGTTCAAGGAGAAGCAATAGCCACATTATCTGAAACTACACAAGTTAAAGATAATTTTATGTTACTTAATTCTGATGCAACTGGAACACCAGCAGCTGGTACAGATGTAGGTATAGAAGTGAATAGAGGAAGTGCAACCAATCGTAAATTATTCTGGGATGAAGGTGACGATGAGTGGAAAATTCAAACAGGAGATTCTACCTTTACAGGAATAGCAACTGGAGGAGGAACACTTACAGGAAGTAATACTGGTGATGTTACTATTGTTCTTGCTAGTGGAGTTCCAACTGGAGCTGTAAGTTTATCCAACCAACAAGTAACATTAGGGGATAAATTTGTTTATAATGAAGGAACAGTAAATGCGATAGGAGTACAAGGTGGAGCTGATGGTAAGCTTTCACTTTATGGGACTACTGGTAGTTCAGGAACTACCGGATTAGTAGTCGAGGGTGGTAACTCAGCCGCTAACAGTGCAGCTGTATCAGTTACAGGGCACTTAGAAGCAACAACCAAAAGTTTTAATATACCCCACCCTTTAGATAATAATAAAAGATTAGTTTATGGTTCTTTAGAAGGACCTGAACATGGAATGTATGGACGTGGGTCCTATGATGTGATTGATGACAGAAGACGAGTAGCTGTGGATTTACCACTCTATTGGTCAAATATGGTATATCCTGACTACACAGTAGGATTAGCAGCATATGGAAATTACAATGTATGGATAACAAAAAGAGATGAAAATGGTTTTTGGGTAGAAACAAATGCTCAAGAAGAATGGAGTTTTGATTGGAATGTTGTTGGAAAAAGAAAGGATGCAAAATTGGTGGTGGAACCAGATGCCTGATAAAGTAGTCATAACCCCGGGAGATGGGAAGATAAGTTTTAAAAACGCAGCCGGAACAGAGATAGGAAGTATAGATACTTCAGATGACGGTGGCGGAGGCAACAATGATGAAATCACAATTAATAAAGCAAAATTAACTAATGGAGAGATTGATGGAGGTAGTTACGCTACCTCGTAATAAGGTGAAAATATGGCAAATACAATATTGATGAAAAGTTTGACGTCCGCGGCAACAGTACCGCACGCAACCAACGGCCTAAAAATCGCCGAACTCGGTGTTAACACATACGATGGTAGAATATATCTTGGAACTAAGATAGGTACTTCAAGTACAGCCGGAGGAACAGCAACAGCTGCAACTTGGGTAGGAGCACCGATTTTAGATGAAGATGCTTTTGGGTCAAACTCAGCAACATCTTTAGCTACCCAACAATCTATTAAAGCGTATATTGATTCTAATGCCGGAACCGGTGATATAACAGGTGTTGTACTAACAACTGATGATAGTAACACTGCTTCAGATACTTCTGGAAGCGCAGCTTTTACTATTGCAGGTGGTGCAGGTATAGATACTAGTGCTTCTGGTACTACAGTAACTATAGCTGGAGAGACAGCAAGCGCAACGAATGCAGGTATAGTTGAATTAGCAACAACCGCAGAAACAACTACAGGTACAGATGCTGCAAGAGCAGTTACACCTGATGGTTTAAAAGATGGTTACCAAGGAAGTACAAATGTTACAACCTTAGGAACTATAGCAACAGGTACATGGAACGGTACAGCCTTAGCAACAGCTTACATAGCAAACGATGCTATAACAGCTGATAAGATTGCTGACGATGTATTAGACAGCGAACACTACGCTGCTGGTTCTATTGATTTAGAACATTTGTCTTCTCAATCAGTTGATGAAGATAATCTTTACATTTCTAACTCAGGAAGTAATGGACAGTTCTTACAGAAACAGTCAGGAAATAACGGTGGTCTTACTTGGGCTACAGCAGCTACTTCCAACACAACTTACACAGCAGGAGATGGACTTGATTTATCAGGAACGGAATTTGCTTTAGAAACTGGTACAGCTTCTAATATTGGTGGAGTTATAGTAGCAGGAACAGCTAACGAAATTGAAGTTGGTTATTCTGGTGGAACAGCTACAGTAGGTTTACCCGACAATGTTACAATTGGAGGAAATCTTACAGTTAGTGGAACAACCACAACAGTTAACTCAACAACAGTTAGTATAGCTGACCCACTCTTTGAGTTGGGAGCTTCTGGTTCAGATGATAACTTAGATAGAGGAATCATCATGAAATACAATTCTAGTGGTGCAAAGAAAGCCTTTATGGGTTTCGACGATTCTACTGGTAAATTTACAATGATTGCAGACGCTACTGATTCTAGTAGTGTAATATCTGGTACAGCAGGAACTTTGGTCATGACAACCTTTGAAGGAGCTTTAACAGGTAATGTAACAGGTAATGCTTCTGGAAGTTCAGGTTCATGTACAGGTAACGCAGCAACCGCAACAGCTTTGGCAAGTGCAAGGACTATAAACGGCACATCTTTCGATGGTTCAGCAAATATTACTCTAGGTAATGATTCTGTAACAAACGCTATGATGGCAGATGATGCTATTGATAGTGCACAGATTGCAGATGATGCGATTACTTCTGCTCTTATAGCAGACGACGCAGTTGTATCAGCTGCTATCGCTGACGATGCTATTATATCTGCTTTGATTGCTGATGATGCAGTTTTAACTGCTCACATTGCTGATGACCAAATTACAGCAGCTTTAATGGCAGACAATAGTATTAACTCTGATATGTATGTAGATGGGTCAGTAGATAATGTACATCTAGCAAACAGCGCAATAACTATCGCAGGCTCTTCCACCGCCCTCGGTGCAAGTATATCCGCAGCAACTATTGCAGCAGCTATTGACAGCGAAACAATGACACTTACGAACACCACAATGGATGGTGGAACGTACAGTACAAGTTAGATAAACTAACGAAAACTTTAAATATGCCTGAGCTATTCGCTATGATGGCATATTAAGGAGATTAAATGGCAAACGTATTCAAACAAAAATCAGGTACAGGAACTCCAACGGGAGGTATGGTTAAGAGCGAGCTCGCTATTAAACATGTAGCAGCGAATGCTACGGCGGCTAATTCTAGTATGTTATATATTGGAGAAGACGCAGGTGATGATGGTGTAACTATTCGAGCTTTAGGTACCGGTATGACTGGAGATTCTGGTCAAGGTGGTGCTTCTATAGGTAACTCTATGACCTTTACTGGAGGCACTGACATTACAACTAGTGTAAGTGGTTCTACAGTTACTATAGACTTTTCAGGTAGTTCTGGTTCAGGTGACATAACAGCAGTTGTTGCAGGTACAGGTCTTAGTGGTGGTGCTACATCAGGTAGTGCAACACTTAACGTAGATGCTGCTCAAACTCAAATTACAACCATAGGAGGTTTAGCACAACATTTATTACCTGACGCAGATGGAACTCGTAACTTAGGTAGTGCTTCTAAACAATGGAACAATCTTTATTTAGATGGAGATATTATTGCCACGGATTCAGTCTTTTCACTTCAAGCACAAAATATAGAAATTGGAGATGGTACAGATAATGATGTTAGACTTGCTTTCAATGCAAATAGTAATGTTGGATATCTTTATTGGATGGAAGACGAAGATTACTTTAAATTCTCAGACCATGTAACAATGGATTCTACATCTAGATTAAATTTTGGTGATACAGGAACTTATATCCATCAATCAGCCGATGGAGTTTTAGATTTAGTGTCTGATACAGAGATAGAGATAAATGCCACAACTATAGATATGAATGGTGCTTTAGATGTTAGTGGTACAGGTACTTTTGGAGATGAAGTTTCTATGCCAGCTGGATTAATTTTAACAGGAGCAAGTTTTACTTTAGACGGTAATACAATATCAGGTATAGATGATAGTGGTGAGTTTACTGATAATGATGTTCATATTATGACATCAGCAGCTGTTAATGACCGTATTCAAGCTACTTCTACAAATAATGATGGTACAGTTACTAGTGTTGGAATAAGTCCCGGCACTGGTTTAGATGCAGGTTCAGCAATTACAAGTAGTGGTACTATTTCAGTATCTCTAGATTTATCAGAGTTAGCAGATGGAACATCTGATATAGACTCTAATGACGAAGTTATATATTTAGATAATGGAACAGAAAAAAGAAAAGCATTTAGTGAATTAAAACTAAGTGAATTTAATAACGATTCAGGATTCACAACCAATACAGGTGATATAACTGGCGTCACAGCCGGTACAGGATTATCTGGAGGAGGTTCTTCAGGTGGTGTTACACTTAACGTAGAAGATACCCAAACAATTAACACTCTAAATAGTACAGGTTTCACGTTAGATTCTTCTGGTGATATTACGCTAGATGCTGACGGTGGTGATGTAATATTACAAGATGGTGGTTCTATGTATGGTGTTTTCACCAACAATTCTGGCCAACTAACAATCAAATCAGGAGCCACATCATCACTTACTCTAAATGGTGCAGATGTCACAGTACAAGATGACTTATTTGTAAAAGATAATATTTATCATACTACTGACAGTTCTATTACAGGATGGGGTGTAGATACAGATGTTACATTGACACACGTTCACAATACAGGATTATTACTTAATTCAACTAACCAATTACAATTCGGAGACAGTGGAACTTATATCCACCAATCAGCTGATGGAGTATTAGACTTAGTATCTGACTCAGAGATAGAGATAAATGCTACTACTATAGATATGAACGGTGCTTTAAACCTTAGTGGAAATGCAACTTTAGCTGGTATTGTATTAGATGGTAACACAATTACAGGAGTTAATGATTCAGGTGAATTTGATGACGATGATTCTCATATCATGACTTCAGCAGGTGTTAATGATAGAATACAAGCATTTGGTTATACTAGTAATTCTGGTGATATAACAGGAGTGACCGCAGGAACAGGTCTTTCTGGTGGAGGTTCATCTGGTGGTGTTACACTTAACGTAGACGCTGCTCAAACACAGATAACTTCAGTGGGCGCTTTAGACGCTGGTAGTATAACTTCTGGTTTTGGAGCAATTGATAATGGTACTTCAGGAATACGAACAAATACTTTTACTGCTGAAACCTCTGTTATTCCTGATTCGTCAGGTGGTGCCGATTTAGGTAGTACGTCAGCAGAATGGGGTGATGTTTTTATAGCCGATGATAAATATTTAACTCTTGGTAGTGACCAAAATATTAAAATAGGTTATGACGAATCTGGTGCTAATACACTGAAAATATTACAAAATGTAGAGGGCGCAAACCTTGATATAGAATTTGTGGGTGACCAAGGAGACGACGATAGCGACTTCTGGAAGATGGAGTTTACAAACACTTATTTAAATTTCTATAATAGGTCGGCAGGTTCAGGCGGAAATTCATATGGGGAAATATTTTATATAGACAAAGATGGAAATGGTGATTTTGGTGGAAACGCTGGTACTGGTAATTTATCTGTTAGAGGTGATTTAGAAATTTCTTCAGTATTGGCTCATAGTGGTGATACTAATAATAATATAGCATTTGGTACAGATACACAAGTTTATGATACAGGTGGTTCAAACAGAATGGATATTAGTAATTCTGGTGTTAGATTTGGAGGCACAGGAGCAAGAATTACTTCCGTAACTGATAGCGACTCGTTAGGAACTTCTGACACTGTACTATGTACACAAGGAAACGTAAAAGCATATGTAGATGGTTTAACTTCACATTCAAATTTAAAATTAGATAATTTAGCAGCTCCCCAAGATAATACAGATTTAGATGCTACTACCAGTGCACATGGTTTACTTCCTAAATTAGGAGGAGGAACTACTAATTTCTTAAGAGCAGACGGTACTTGGGCTGCCCCTAGTGGCGGGGGTGGTGGAAGTGGAGATATAACTGGTGTTGACCTTACTGGAGGAACAGGTGTTACTATTAGTAGTGAATCTGGAACTACATCAGGAGATTATTCATCTACCATAGCTATTGGACAGGCAGTTGGAACATCAGATGATGTTAGCTTTACAAGAGTACAAGTTACAGGTACAGGCACAGTAGATATAAATAACGGATATGTGCAAGTTAAAGGTAACGAGGGAACAGATGGTAGGCTTATGCTTTTTGCAGATGAAGGAGACGATAATGCAGATAAATGGGAAGTTCAAGCAACCACTACTGGAATTTACGAAGTAAATTCTAAAAACACAAGTTCTTATATTAACATGATGACGTTAACTAACTCAGCTCAAATGACTTTAGGACAGATAAATGACCAAAATGGTAGATATCAAATAGTTTCAGGCTCAAACGTTTTAAATGGAGTTACTGGTTCTTTTGATGTACCAAATTCTTTTATGTTAGACATGGCCAATAATATACACGTTACAGGCAGTCAAACAATTACAGTTACAGGAGGGATAATAACCAGTATAGGTTAGATAAATAGATATGCCTACAAATAAAGCGGATGGAAAAGAGATTTCAGTTGTAGAATTAAAATTTATAGAAATAGACACAAGTAGTTCTGGGTTTGTAGATGTAGAAGCAATACAAGCTAACAGAGTTTATAAGGAAAGAGAATAAATATGGACGATTGGGAAAGAGAAGAACTAATGATTCGAGTAGATGAGCGAGTTAAAACTATCTTTAATAGGATGGAAAAATTCGAAACTCTTTTTACCAATCATTTAGCACACCACGAAACGTGGGAAAATGATATCAGAACGCAGATGCGCTGGTGGGTTGGTGTTGCATTAACAGCAGCTACTGGTAGCGGTGCGATGATGATGGGAGTAATATAAATGGCAATACCAACAATAATAAACGAAGACGAAGATTTGAGAACCAGAATAAGATTTCTTTCTGGTGTTAAATCAAATGAAGTTACTAACGATGATTTGGATATAGCTATAAGTATAGCAATTGAATGGTTTGCTGAACAAACTGGACTGACTTATAGCACTAGCACTTCTGATGCAGCATATGATAACGCAATCATGTATTACAGTTGTTATTTAGCATGTATAGCACAAAATGGTTTAGGTATAGAACAAATACGTATAGGAGATGTTTTTGTACAATATAACGACGAGGAACCATATAATAAATTTTTAGAAATGGCTAATGATTCTATCATGGCCAAACAAGGTTTGAGTATTCAAACCACCTCATACAATGCTGATGCAACACAAGGTGATGTTGATTGGAAAAAGAAT